AATCCAGCATCACCCTACTTTTCTTATTTAAGCCCTATGCGTAAGATGACCATTACTGCCACCTATAGCGGTACTACTTATCCGATCTTCGCTGGCTACATTACGGGCTATAACACATCAACACCTAAGTTCAACGGTGACATTGTCTACACGACAGTTACAGCAGTCGATGGCTTTAGACTTTTCCAGAATGCACAATTCTTTGGCGTAGTCGGTGCTACGGCAGGTGAGACCACAGGCTCACGCATTGGCAAGATCCTAGACACTATCGGCTGGCCTTTAGCTCTACGCGACATTGACACAGGGCTTACGACTGTACAGGCAGATCCAGCCACACAGCGCACAGCACTAGGAGCTTTGCAGACTGTTGCTACTACTGAGTATGGTGCTATCTACATGGATGCACAGGGTCGATGCGCTTTCCAAGATCGCAATGTCACAGTCGGTACAATCGCAGGCACACCTATAGTCTTTAATGACAATGGCACAGGAATTAGTTACTTTGATGTCAAGTGGGTCTTTGATGACACCCAGATTTATAACCTAGCAACTGTTACTCGTACAGGCGGTACAGTCCAGACTGCCAGCGATGCTGCCTCTATTGCTAAATACTTTACCCACAGCTATAACCAATCTGGTCTCCTCATGCAGACCGATGCAGAAGCTCTAGATTACGCACAGGCTTTTATCGCATCTCGTAAAGAGACTTCAACCCGCGTGGATGAACTGACCCTAAATCTTCAGCAGGATAACTACACGGCTGGCACTGTTGCAGCTCTGACAATGGATTTCTTTACTCCAGTCAGTATTACTACGACTCAACCTAACAGCACTACTTTATCTAAGACAGTGCAGGTCTTTAATGTTGCCCACTCAATCACGCCTAATTCGTGGAAAGTGCGCTTCGGCACAGCAGAGCCGATCATCGATGGATTCATCTTAAATTCATCATTATATGGCATACTAGACACTAGTGTTCTAAGTTATTAAGGAGTATAAATGGCAGCAGGATTAGGATTTAAGACTTTCACTACAGGTGAGGTTTTAAGCGCAACGGATGTAAATGGCTATCTCATGCAAGGCATTCTTGTCTTTGCATCGGCAGCAGCTAGAGATGCGGCTATAACTGCACCTGCTGAAGGCCAATTTGCTTACCTAAAGGACACTAACGTAACTACTTATTATACTGGCAGTGCTTGGGCAAATGTAGACACTACTGGCATGACTAACCCAATGACTACCACAGGTGACATGATCTATTCATCAAGTGGATCTACACCTGCGCGACTAGGTATTGGTTCAACTGGTCAAGTCCTTACTGTAGCTGGTGGCGTTCCAACTTGGGCGGCTGGTGGCTCTCCTGCAACAACTTTGACTTTAATCAACACAGGCGGAACAACCCCATCTGGTTCAACTACGACAATTTCAAGTTTATCAGGTTACAACAGACTCATGATCGTTTTATCTGGAATTAAAATAAATAGCGATCCTGCTCAATTTTCTATGAGAGTTAATGCAGACACTAACAATAAGTATAGTGAACACATTTCAGACCATGTTAATTCAGCCAGTTATGATGCTAATGTTCACACCATTTTACAAACAGGATTAAATGGAACATCTTCGTTAAATCTTGGATACATAAATGCAGCAGCTGATGTTATGTCTGGAATTATAACAATAGAGGCTGCAAACTCCACAACTGACAAAATAATAACAAGAATTGTTGGTGTTACTGGTAATACATCAGGAAACCGCAGAAAATACGGAGCTTCAATTTATACAGGAACATCAGTTATTTCGTCAGTTTCTTTTATTACTTCAGCAGGTAGTTGGAGCGCTGGAACAATCTATGTGTATGGGAGTAACTAAATGGAATATACAGAAGTAATTACAGATGCTTTAACTGGTGAAGTAATTGTTAGAGAGTTTACTAAATCAGAAATTGCAGAATTAGAAAAAATACAGGCCGAACAAAATGCTCAAATAGCTGCAGAGGCAGCAAAAGCTGAAGCAAAGGCAACTGCTCGTAAAGCAATTCTTGATCGCTTAGGTTTAACAGCCGATGAAGCGGCAATCCTACTTGGATGAAACCTAAGTTAAGTCACGCAGCGATTCAGTTACGAGAGCAGATAGATGACTCGTTCCCAGATCGTGACCGCACATCGGATGGTTGGATCGGTAATACCAGACACGCTGCTCGCAAGTCTGATCATAATCCAGATGAGCAGGGCTGGGTTCGTGCCATCGATGTCGATCGTGACTTATTCAAGGGATCAAAGCCAGACATTATGGGCGATCTTGCAGATCAGCTTCGTGCCTTATCAAAGTCAAAAGCAGACAATCGTATTGCTTACATCATCTTTGATGGACACATTTGCTCCAAGACCCTTAACTGGAAGTGGCGCAAGTACACAGGGGCTAACAAACACACTAAGCACATGCATGTCAGCTTTAAGAAAGAGGCTGACAATGATGGGGCTTTTTTTCAAGTATTTATGTTAGGCGGACAATAATGAACATGAAGCATCCAGTAGTCATCGCAGTCGGAGCCTTCCTTGCAGTATGGGGAACGACATCTAACTTCTCTCTCGACTATCGCCACATTCTAGGCGCCATCGTTGCAGGAGTATTCGGGTATGCGAGTCCTAAAAAGTGAGCCAAACAGATTTCTTTAGCCTTTACATCAGCACCTTGCTAATCATTGGTGGGCTTGCAGGGTATGTCATTACTCATCTGCTTTCAGAGATTAAGCGACTAAATCAGCGTGTCGATGAGATCTACAACATACTTTTAGAGAGATAATTTTGTCATGGCAAGAAAAGCAACTAAGAATCTAGTTGAGCAAGATTACTCAGCTCTTGATGCTTACTGCATTGGGATGTATGAGTTCGCTCAATCTCTAAAGCGTGCAGGCTTTGATGAAGAAACTGTGCTTGGCATTATCGTAGAGCGATCAGCGTATCCTGCATGGATTTTGCCTGATCCGATAGAGCCAGAACGCTTTGGTGACTATGAAGATGAGGATGACGATTAAGCGAATTGTGGTCGTGTCCGATCTTCAAGTGCCTTACCATGATCGGGTTGCAACTCGTAACTTAGCTAGTTTCATCACAAAGTTTAAGCCAGACCAAGTAGTAACCATTGGCGATGAGATCGACCTTCCCCAGATAAGCAAGTGGGAAGAGGGTCGCATGGGTAGTTATGCCCAGACCCTAGATGATGATCGTAACGAGGCTGTGCAGCTCCTCTGGGATCTAGGGGTTACAGATTGCATCCGTAGCAATCACACAGATCGTCTGTATAACATCATCATGGCTAAGGTGCCTGCCTTTGGTGCATTGCCAGAACTACGCTTTGAGAAGTTTATGAAGTTCGATGAACTAGGCATTACCTTTCACAAGAACCCTATGGCTATCGCGCCTAACTGGATTGCAGTGCATGGAGATCACACACCCATCAAGCCACAAGGGGGCTTATCAGCCCTAGAAGCGGCTCGTAGGCATGGAAAGAATGTCATCTCAGGTCATACCCACAGAGCAGGCAGATCAGCCTTCTCAGAGGCCTCTGGTGGCCGTATAGGGCGTGTTCTGCATGGTGTTGAAATAGGTAATCTCATGGACTTTAAGCAAGCTGCTTACACAAAGGGCGTGGCTAATTGGCAGCAAGCCTTCGCCATTATGTATGTGCATGGATCTAAGGTGCAGGTGGATCTTATTAACATTGAGAAGGATGGCACATTTATTGTGTCTGGAAAGTCATACGGCAGACCGAGATAATCGTTATCGTTTCGTTACCTAAATGTGTTAGACATTGTCAGATAGGCATGAGACGCTAAGTTTGTAAGCCAGACGAGGGCTCTGGATGCAGATGGGTACACAATGATCAACTCAGTAGTAATTATAGGGATGATTGGATTGCTTTTGATTTCCAATGTCTTATGGTATTCACAGGGCTTCAAGGATGGTCGTAGAGAAGGCTGGCACAAGGCTCGTAATCTAGGCCGCAGCTTGGCCGATAAGTGAGAGCCGATGAAATTTTACTAACAGCCACCGACACAATTAGAGATCGTGGGCTTCAGTATGGACATCCTGCTGATAACTTGCAGCACACAGCAATGCTGATAAGTGCATACTTGCAAACACCAATACACGACTATCAAGTGGCAGGGATCATGGTGTTAGTTAAACTGGCTAGAACTAATCAATCAGCACAGCACATCGATAACTGGGTTGATATGGCCTCATATTCCAGCCTAGGAGGCCAACTTGCCACAGAGGAGAACGAGCTTTATGTTTAATTTAGCCGACTATGAACCAGTGGAGGTTCGACTTGAAAAGTTTATTAAGGACTACCCTTCGTTTCGCATTGCAACTGAGTTGGAAGTGGTCGAGGCTTCTCGATACATTGTTAAAGCGTACCTATACAAAGATGCTAGCGATGGCGTTGCTTGGG